TTGTGTGAAAATGGTGATAAAATCCGCTTGTATATCGGAAACACCTACCGGGATTTAAATATCACGTTCGCCCGTACATTTGCCGGAAAAATCAAAGAAGCAGCCGACAGACTGGCGAAGAAATAAAAACAGGATGCAGATGAAAAGCCGTGATCTAGCAACGGAATATATTGCCAAATGCAAGGAGGTAATAAAAACGCATACTATTCGCGCCCTTTCCAGACTTGGTACCGAATGCGTTAATTATGTGCGGGACCGTACCCCCGAAGAAAGTTGGGAAGACCATACAGGAAACCTGCGTAGCTCTGTTGGATATATGATTTTATACAACGGCGAGCAAGTAGAAACGGGAGGATTCCAACCGACAAAAGCCCCGGAAGGTAATGGTACGGAAGGACAGGCGGAAGGGGAGAAGTTCTTAAAGGAAGTCGTGACGGAGATAGCGAACGATAACAGTTTTGCACTAGTCATTGTCGCCGGAATGAATTACGCGGAAAAGGTGGAAGCATTGGATAATAAAAACGTTCTATCAGGTGCGCATCTTTTTGCTATAGAGGAATGGCGGCATTTGGAAAGTGACTTGCAAAGAAAGATTGAAGAAGATATTAATAAAATCCAAATAATTTGATTTATGAAAAAAGAAACAAGAAAAGAGAGAAGGGTAACGTTCCGAGTTGAGAACATGCCAAAGACGCAAAACGTGTTCCTACATCACGAACAAGGCGTATATGTACTTTCATACGAAGAAGCGGAAGAGTTCTACATGACATGCCGCAAAATCTTGTCGTCTCCTGTTGACTACTACGAGTTCAACATAGATGCAAAAGGCATTTCAAAGTGTTTTGAATCGGAGAAACTGGTAGTAAACCGTGAAAATATCTGGAAAGTATGGGTAGATTTAAAGAAAATCTTCCGTTATGAGTAATTTCTAAAAGTAGAAATAATTAGAAATGGTCGGAAGAAAGAAAGGAACACCCAAAACAGGCGGACGTGTCAAAGGGACGAAAAACAAAAAAACATCTACGCAAAAACAGTGGATAGAGGATTTTTTAACCCGGAAACAGCCCGATATGGAAAAGGAATGGGATAAACTGGAACCTAAGGACAAATGGCAGATGTTTGAGAAGCTGACAGGTTATATTGTCCCCAAAATGACTTCCGCACAAATAGATCCGTCACAGTTCACAGATGAACAACTGGACGAACTGATAAACCGCATTACTAAAGATGTGAAATGAGAATACCGATAAACCGCGAAATAAAGATCATTCTTCTTAAATGGCTGCAAAAGGGTGTCATCAATACAGACGATATACCGGCGTTGAAGAAGGAGCAGAACCAAGCGCAAAACACTTGGTTTGCCGAGCTGATTAAACGGCGGACGGAGAACAAGAGTACTAACGATTAATTTATAACAATCATGGGAAGAACAGTAGAAGAGATTAAAGCGGAATTGAAGAAGAAACAAGAGTGTTTCGATGCGCTTTACCTTTATCAAAGTACCAAAGGTGATAAATTACCTAACGGGCAAAGCGCGTTCGATTATGCGCTAAAATACACTCAAAGCATTAAAGCTTTGAAAGCGGAGTTGAAACAGGCGGAAGCGTTGCCGGATGATGAAGTTATTGCTATTGCACGAGGCGAAACATACATGACCGAAGAAGAAAAGAAACGTCGTCAAATTGATGAAAAGGAAGTGCGATCCGTTCTCGGTATAGAAGAACCGGATGAAGATATAACCCGCATGGCAAAGAAAGGTTGGTAAAATCAACGGTTGTTTCTGTCTGCATAAATAAAAATACCTTCATACGATTGCAGGCGGGGACGCCGTTTTAAATCCTTGTATATGGCAATATGTGATATGTGCATCCATAAACGGAAAGTCTTTGATGAGTCTTTAGGCTGGGTTTGGAGATGCAAGGCTCATCGCTCTTTCATCATCCCCGAATGTCTATCAAAGTGGAACGTTATGGCAGCAATAAGAGATAACGAATGCGAGTTCTTTAATAAGCCTATAAAGTTTGATGTCAATGGCTTTGCACTCGTTTGTGCGGAAGAAGAACCACCGCAACAACAAATTGAAGAAGATGATGATTTTCCGGTAGTTTGTGATTAATGGACGATATAGCATTAAAATATCTGGCAGAATGGCGTAATGATTGGTGCGCTTTTGCATCTGACGTTCTACGGGCTAATCTGGATGATGAACAGAAAGCCGTGTTGCGTTCGGTGCAAAAGAATCCTATGACCGCCGTAGCGTCCGGTACTTCAAGAGGCAAAGATTTCGTAGCTGCTTGTGCCGCCTTATGCTTTATGTATCTTACACCCGAATGGGACGACGACGGCAATTTAATCCGCAATACAAAGATAGCCCTATCCGCCCCCAGTCAAAGACAAGTAGAAAACATTATGACCCCAGAAGTTAGAAGACTGTTCCGTAACGCCGGTATATTGCCGGGGCGACTGGTTGCAAATGATATCCGCACGGACTACGAGGAATATTTTCTAACCGGATTCAAGGCAGACAACAAGAACCAAGAAGTTTGGTCGGGATTCCATGCCGCAAACGTCATGTTTATCATTACTGAAGCTTCCGGCGTATCTGAAACGATATTTAGTGCGATAGAAGGAAACCTACAGGGAAATTCACGTCTTTTGCTCGTGTTCAATCCCAACATCACTACAGGCTACGCGGCAAACGCCATGAAATCGGAGCGTTTCGCAAAATTCCGTCTTGATTCCCTGAATGCAACCAACGTAACGGCAAAAAGGGAGATTATTCCAGGGCAAGTTAACTACGAATGGGTAGAGGACAAAGTTAAACATTGGTGTAACCCTATCACGAAAGAAGAATATAATGAAGGCGAGGGGGATTTTCTCTTTGAGAACAACTTATACCGTCCGAATGATCTGTTTCGCGTCAAAGTACGCGGAATGTTCCCCAAAGTATCTGAAGATGTGCTCATCCCCTATGAATGGATCGAGATTGCCAATAAACGTTGGCAGGAGAACCACCCGTATAGACCGCGTAAATCCTGTAAACTGGGTGTTGATGTTGCCGGCATGGGGCGGGACAGCAGTGTATTTTGTCCCCGGTATGGAAACTATGTTTCACAGTTTGACGTGTTCCAGTCGGCAGGCAAAGCAAGTCACATGCACGTTGTAGGCAAAGCGCTTTCATACAAAAGGACGGATAGGGATATTATCTTTATCGACACTATCGGGGAAGGTGCGGGCGTGTATTCGCGTCTTGTGGAGCAAGGGATAAGGGGCGTATTTTCCGTTAAGAACTCACAGGGAGCGAAAGGACTGCATGATATAACGGGTGAATACAGTTTTGCCAATATGCGTGCGTATTTGTATTGGGCTTTGCGTGACTGGCTGGACCCGAAAAACAACTTCTTCCCGATGTTGCCGCCGTGTGACCAGTTCACGGAAGAAGCAACCGAAACAAAGTGGAAATTCAGAAGCGACGGGAAAATAATCATAGAGCCAAAGGAAGAGATAAAGAAACGCATCAAGCGTTCACCCGACTACATGGACGCGCTTTCAGAGACATTTTACCCGTATTCATTCACATACAAGGATGATGCGGAACTATTACAGGATTTTCTATAAATTCATAGCAAATGGATAATTATATAAACACTGAATCCCTAATACTGGACACGTTGACAGATGCGCCGGTAGTATTTGAGGTAAACAATAAAAAATATAGTATCTATCCCCCTACTTTGGGAAAGACATTGCTTATTGATCGACTGAAAAGAAAGTTGTCAATCAATCCCGAACGCTCGAAAGCGAACCCACTGGAAGAAGCTTTGAGGGTATGCGAGGAAAACAAAGAGATAGTTTTGCAGTTGCTCGCATATTGTACCCTACGAATGAAAGGAGATATACAGAATGAAGCCTGTATAAAAGAACGTATTTCCGTTCTTTCTGAACTGGGACCGGACGAACTGGCGACACTGCTTTTGACTGTTATTTCAGATACGACCATTTCCGACCTGATCAAACATTTCGGTATTGACAAGGACAACGACAACCGGCGGGAGATAGCCCGGGTAAAGAACAGTAATAATACCGTTATGTTCGGGGGGCATTCCATTTGGGGTACGTTGATAGATTTTGCGTGCGAGCGTTACGGCTGGTCATTTGATTATATCATGTGGGAAATCAGCTATAATAATCTACTGATGTTGTTCAACGACCGTTCGGATAGTATTTATCTGACAGATGAAGAACGAAAGAAAGCACATTTGAGACAAAGCGGGGCAGTTATCAACGCAGATAATCCCGCAAATATGGCTAAAATCAAGGCTATGCACTGGGATTAATCATCAATAACCAACTAAAACTAAAATATTATGTCAGGAATTAAATTTTATTTTACAGGTGACAATCAGGACGTATTAAAGAAAATCAATCAGATACATACCGAGTTAAAGAAGGTCTACAACAACAAAAATACAAAGATTGACCTTAGCGCCGGGGTTGACTTCTCATTACTGGGCGAGAACTTCAAACGACTAGATCAACAGAGCCGGGAAGCGTTCGATAACATGTCAAAAGACGCCCAAAAATACATAAAAGAGATACAACAGAATATATTAAGCCTTCAACAGGTAGAAAAGATGCAGGCGGGATTAAATTCCCTGTATGAAGAAGGAAATATTGACCTGAACGCATATATTCAGTCACAAGCCCGGTTAACCGTTCTACATGAAGAGCTGGCTAAAGGCATTAATGAAAGCCGGGCGGCACTCGAAGCAGAGACGACTACAACCAAGATTGCAGCGGATTCTATCGCCGGGCTTCATGCAAAGGTGCTGATGTTGACTACTGACTACATGAACCTTTCCAAAGCCCAACGGGAAGGAACCGAAGGCGCGGCACTGTTGAAGAACCTACAGGAAACCCAAACGCAGTTGGATAACGCTTCTTTGTCGATGGACAAGTATGCATCCGGGGCAAAAAACAAGTTTGATATGTTGGGAATGAGTATCACACAGATCGCACGTGAATTGCCTTCTTTGGCAATGGGTCCGCAAATGTTCTTTCTGGCTATCTCTAACAATATCGGACCGTTTCAGGATGCAATAGCAGCCGCACGGAGAGAGTATCAGGAAATGACAGCAGCTGGGAAGACCGCTACGCCTGTTTGGAAACAGTTGCTTTCATCTCTGAAAGGTAGCGGACCTGTTTTGGCGGTATTAACTACGTTGTTCGTGGCTTTTGGTGATGATATTATAAAGTGGGTTGGTACACTGTTTAAAGCCAAAAAGGCAGTAGATGATTTAAAAGAATCCCAAAAGGTTTTCAATGAAGCGTTGAACGAAGGGGCAAAAAACGCACAACAAGATATCACCCGATTGCAACTGCTATACAAAGCCGCCATAGATACAGCACGAGGGCAAAAGGAAAGGAACAAAGCCGTAGTTGCACTTCAAAAGGAATACCCGGACTATTTCAGAAATCTAGATGCAGAAGCCATTAAAAACGGAACTGCACAACAAAGCTACGAGAATCTGGCAGCTTCTATTCTCAAAGCGGCACAAGCAAGGGCGGTAGAAAGTCGGATTGTGGAAAATCAGGGAAAAGTTATTGATTTAGAGCCACAAATAGATACAGAATATAAACAGATAGACGAGTTAAGGGGAAAATATGAAGATCTACAAAAGACAATAAAAAAAGTAGAGAGACAAACCGCCGATCCTACAGCATTGCGAGGAAATCAGAGACTTACAGCATTGAGGCAAGAAGCTACTGATATTATGGCTGAAATCCAAGAAAGAGAAGAAAAAATAGCAGATGTTCGTACAGAGATTTCTAAAATAAACAAACAAAGTCAGGAACTCGCAAACAGTATTTCCGCTATTGATTTGACGTTTGACAAAGGCGGTGCGGCAGGTGAAGATACAAATAAGAACTACAATTCTCTTGTAGACCAACAAAAGAGAATAAATGAGTTATTGGGTAAACAAGCCCTTGAAAGAAGCCGGAAAGAAGAAGATTTGGAAAATCAGGATGTACAATCTCGTATTGACGCCATGGCGGACGGAGAAGCCAAAATTATAGCTCAACGCGAGTTGGATAATAAGAAGGAAATCCAGGCGTTAAAACGTCAAAAAGAAGACTATATACGTGCGGAAATTGAGTATCAGAAGAAGATATTTGATGAACAAGAGGAATTAAACGCCAAAAGAAGCAAGGATTACAAGAAAAAGACATTTGATCCTTCTACTGTAAAGGTTGATACATCTAAGTTCAACGAGTTAATATCAAACGAACTGATACAACAATCTATTGCCCCTTATAAGGGGGAAGTGCAGGCCTGGAATGAGTATCTTGTTGAGTATGGCAATTTCCAACAGAAGAAAGTGGCTATCAATGCGGAATATAATCAGAAGATAGCAGAAGCTACAACCAAGGGTGAAAAAGAGTCTCTAAAAAAAGAACTGGATAGTAAACTGAAAGAAGTAACTTTTGATGAACTAAAGAAGACTATCAATTTTGCAGATATTTTCGGGGACTTGAATACACAGTCTACGGAAACTCTCACCAAGATGCGTGATAAACTGAAAGA